AACAGCGTTAAACATGGCAAGAAATTTGTGTAAACTATGTGATATAATAAATAACAAAATAATAGAAAAAAGCGATAAAATATCGGAACGACTAGGTGCTTCAAGAGCATACTCAACAAGTTGAGTAAGATTGAGGTGATCAGCGATATAAGTACCATTAAAATTGGATAAGCTAGGGAAAAAATGAGCAAAGTCACGAAAATAAGTTGCAGTGATACTAGTTATTACACCAGCGATTATAGATTTGTTAAGAATATTCATATTGTTATAAGGTTTACCAAGTTAAATTAAATGGATGTCCAAAACAGAACATAGAATCATAATAATTATAACTGGGTAGAGTAAGTATAGGAAAGCAAGCCATAAAGTAATTACGAAATCGTGTGAAATATTGTAAACCATGAAAATAAGCAAATTGCAGAAACACTCGAATGTTCACTATTAATTGATCTTCTAATGTGGCATAATTTGAGGTTCGTACAAAACATATCATAGAAATCAATGATTTAACGTCAAGGATGGGTTTAACCAAAAATCCATCTATACGGAAACCTCGTTTCAAGAATGTTAGCTCTAATATGGGTTGGGTGTCAGTGTTTGAACCATCCTTTAATGACGAGGTGATCTTCATCAGTAAATATGTGTCGCAGAACGCGGCATAAGTAGAACGGTTCAAGTATAGGCTCATCTGATCGCTGACAGCATCGATCGAATCATCGCCGTATATTTTGGTAACAACATAATCGTCGTAAAATGATAGGTGTCGGTAAAGGGCCGGAATGCTGGCCAAAAACCACAACAGATGTATAATCATATTACATAAAGAATTAAGCAATGCCGTCAACACAAAGCCTGATGTCATACCCTTATGTTTCTGGAAAAGGTGTTGTCCAGATAGTATATATGCATGAATCATCCCTTCGAGTATATGGATCCGCGCCTGATCATGTTCTGGTAGCCATCCAGGATGGTTGATTTTATACCATCTATTTATATAACGCACCGCCATGTGCATTATATGGCTGGGCAAACTTTTATCCCATAGACTAACGTCAGCATCAAAACCATTACTGGACATGTTTGCCAATTGATAATACATATTAGCCCAATCAAAACTCTCGGGATTAATTCCAACACATGAAAATCTCGTAAAATCACTATGCATAGCCTCAATCCAGGAACCAAAATACGCCCTTGTGGCTAGAGTATACTCTATAGGTGGAATCTCAAAAATCCTGCACAATTTACCGCTTTTATCCAATCCGTCTTTAAGTGATGCGACCCAAGGGACGGCGGGCAGTGTGGTCTCCCATGATTGAATGTATGCCTGGCACTCCTGCTCAAATAGTTTATTAAGAAATTTGATGACTCCATCATCACCTAACACAAACATGGTCTTTTTCGATTGACCACGCGTACAATAAGGGTAACCTGCTGATGTATGTAGATTAATCTTATCCATGGCGCCAAAACCATTCAATGTATCATGCATATCGAGTATTCTAGCTGAGACATTAATAGAGTGCGAATCCAAATATTCAAAAACCTCCTGCTGTGTGGATTCTGTGACATGCGGTGTATATAAATCCATTCCAAAATTAAGTGTACCAACAAGTAGTGGATCGTCTTCACCATGTTTAATAGATGGATATTTAGTGACGTCAGCAAATTCTGGAAGAAAGGGTGTGGGGTGAAATGCAGTATCACGATTAACATATATCGGCGTGTCCAACTCACCCATATAAGTCATAGACAAACATTGCGTCTGGAATGATGCCGTGTTACCAACGCTAAATTTCACTGGTAACTCTAGTGGTTCCACAATAGGAGTCTTGGGTAACACACGCATTAACATTTCTTTGGTGATGAATAAACTACCACCCCGAGTGGTATAAACTGATCCAAACACGTGAATACCAATTATTTTCTCAGCTACTGCAGGCTTGCAAACAATTAATAAAGATCCACAATCGCCGCCAACAGTAGTAGCATCGTACGTAACACCATGATTCAAATAAAGCGTACGATTAATACCTGACTTGTATTCCACTACTGATCTACAAATAGTTAGAGGAAACGATCGTATTATTTTATCAGGTTTAGGTTTGGTTGTCAATGTATACCCTACTTGCATAGCTAGATCTTTGTCCACGACTTTATACAAATCACTTTCAGAAATAAACAAATGCAGATTATCTTTACGCAATGGAACAGAGGTACTGTTAAAATTATACAGTGCAGCATCATAAGTATCTTGTCCAGTAGTTGTTAACAATGGTGTTAGATTGTCACTGACGAAGTCCACTGTATGACTCACATCACCCTCACGTAGCACAAGTTTGTAATTGAAGTTCTCACTATTACGTATCATGTTCCCATCAGGCGCGTAAAAAAAATGTTTTGGAAACAAATAACGGCGCTGGGATATATGCAATATGGTACAAAAATTGACTAGAACACCTGTTGGAACCACATCAGCTAATGTGTACTTAAGCAAAATGCCACAGCAGATACGATCACTTATTAACTTAGCCATTAACGCTGCTGAAGGGTCATTAAGCCCTTGGGTTAGATGTGCATCTGCTACAAAATTAGGAAAAGCATCATTCAACAGTTGTGCGTTCGCAAAATATTTCTTGTTAAAATTAACATTATCCATTATATTAGCTTGGGTTCGCACAACATTATGACGAGCCCCCATATTTGAGTCAGATTTGGATTCAGTGCGGGCGGTGGTAACTCGCACTCCATGATTACCTTCTGACTTAGACTGAGTTACTGGATCGGGTTGAAATTTATATACATGAGCATGTTCTTCAGCCAAAGCCAAATTCCTAAATGAAGTAATTGCGGGATAATAATTGGCTACAAATTTCGCTACGTCTTCTGCATCAACACCAGTAATATGTGATAATTTACTAAGATTGTCTGTAATTAGTGTGGATAAGGGTGTAGTTCTATTATGGTATAGATATTCGTCAGCTGCTAAGCTATCAATAGTTGTAATAGAATGATTTAATTTAACTATACGCGTTAGCACAGCCATTGTGCGCGTTATTTCGGGCGCTACATAATGAACGATAG